ATGTTGCCGATGCTGCCACTTCAATGGAAATGGTTTACCCCGGTACTAACATGAAGTTGATCGCTGTTGGTGGTTTGAACGGAACTAACAAGATTGTTGCTGGTTCTTTGAGCAACTTCTTTATGGGTACTGACTTGATTGACGAGCAAGAAGAAGTGAAAATGTGGTACAGCATCGACAACGATGAGGTTCGTGTTCGTTTCACTTTCAAGGCTGGTGTGCAAGTTGCATTCCCCGGAGAAATCGTTTACTTCACCCTTTAATCTTCATAAAATATGCCCTGTTTACTCACACAAGGATTCACTCTTGATTGCAAGGATGCAGTCGGAGGTATCAAATCAATCCACCTTATTACTTGGGTTGATTCAAAATTCACAATTGCAAGTGGTGAAGTAACTGGCACAACCGTTGCAAGTGGTGATGTTTACGATTACGAGTTGCCGAAAGGTACTGGATCATTGACCATCACCACCAACGTATCTGTTGAGAACGGAACATCATTCAATCAATCGGATGTTGTTTTCAAACTTCGCAGATTGTCAACCACCAAGCGTAACGAAATGAAGCTCCTTGCTCAAGGTCGTTGCTATTGCATCGTTAAGAACAACAACGATGAGTATTGGTTGGTCGGCAAGGAGTACGGATGTGATGTGACTGCAATGGTTGCCAACACCGGTACTGCTATGGGAGATTCCAACGGTTATGAAGTTACTCTTTCAGCAATTGAGGCTGAAGCACCTTACAAATTGCAAAGTTCAGTTGTTACCGCTTTGGGTATCTAATTGATTCTTGTTTCATAGGTCAAATGGGGAGGGCAATTGCTCTCCCTTTTTTTGTTACATATTTTTACTCTCGCTATTTTGTAGAGATGTTGGTAATTGATAAAGCACAGTCAAAGAATTGGTATTTAACGCTGACCGAAAAAGTCACGATTGCCAATCCATATTTTCTGTTTGCCTTCACACATCGTTTGAGCAATGAACTCACAACGGTGATCTTGTCGGACATTTCAATTCACCCTGAGAGATACAACCAATTTGCAGTTGTTGAGGGTAGCACCTTCACTCTTGATGCTGGAGAATTTGAATACCAAGTTTACGCACAAACATCATCAACCAATTTGTCTCCAGCATTGGCGAACGAATTGGTAGAAAGTGGAATCTTGAAAGTTGAATTTGATGTTACTCGCAATTACTACGAGGTGACTTTGAATGAAAAGATTTACGAGATTGAACAACCCACACAAATCATCTATCTGCTTTTGGAAAATGGCGATTTCTGCCTTCTTGAAAGTGGTGATAAAATCTTACTATAATGGCAGATCAAAAAATATCCCAATTAGCGACCATTGTCACGGTAGACAACGCATCCGATTTGTTTCCTATTGTTGATACATCGGCAGCGGAGACAAAGAAAATCACACCATCAGCGTTGAAAACTGCATTGGCGTTAAACAATGTAGACAACACAAGTGATGCAAACAAGCCTGTTTCAAGTGCAACTCAATCCGCACTAAACGCCAAACAAGATACACTTGTAAGCGGAACGAATATCAAGACCGTAAACGGCACATCAGTACTTGGAAGCGGAAACATTGCCATCAGTTCGGCAGTTGCTTGGGGTGGGGTTACTGGTACTTTGTCAAACCAAACCGATTTGCAAACTGCACTTGATGGCAAGGTTGATGAGAATTCTGCCATTACTGGAGCAACCAAAACGAAGATCACTTACGATGCCAAAGGTTTGGTAACTGCTGGAGCAGATGCAACGACCGCAGACATCGCAGATAGCACAGACAAACGCTATGTAACCGATGCACAATTGGTAGTTGTTGGAAACACAAGCGGAACAAACACAGGCGACAATGCAACCAATTCGCAGTATTCGGGTTTAGCAGCGAGTAAGCAAGATACTTTGGTATCAGGTACAAACATTAAGACCATCAACAGCACTTCGCTTTTGGGTAGTGGTAATGTCGCAGTTGAACCAACAATAACCGCCACAACTTCAGCGGATTACTACAGAGGGGACAAAACATTTGCAACTCTTAACAAGGCTGCGGTAGGTTTGGGCAATGTTGACAATACATCGGATGCAAACAAACCCGTTTCAACTGCAACGCAAACGGCACTTGATGCCAAGACAAACAAACTGATCACAACTAATCGACAGACCGCATCTTATACTTTGGTTTTGAGTGATGCCGATAAGTTGGTTGAAATGAATGTGGGTAGTGCAAACAATCTTACAGTTCCTTTGAATAGTTCGGTAGCGTTCAGCACAGGCACACAGATTCTTTTGGCTCAGTATGGAGCAGGTCAAACAACCATCGTTGCCACAAGTGGGGTTACAATCCGAAGCAATGGGGCAAAGTTGAAATTAAACGCTCAGTATTCGGGTGCAACTTTGGTGAAGATTGCTGAAAATGAGTGGTATTTATTTGGAGATATAGCGTCATAATATGATACTTTCAACACACGGGGTGTTAGCCTCGCAAATCCAATCCTTTGTGGGTTTATTGGATACTTATCCCAATGCTTCGGCTGCTTATTCGCTTCGTAAATTAAGAGCAGCGTACACGGGTAGTGCTATTCGTGTGCGTAGGTCAAGTGATAATACAGAGCAAAACATTGGTTTTACTGCGTTGGGTGAACTTGACACAACTGCGTTGACATCATTTTGTAGTGGGACAAATGGGTTTGTTACAACTTGGTATGACCAAAGTGGAAACGGAAGAAATGGAGTACAAAACACAGCAGCCAATCAGCCGCAAATAGTTAGTAGTGGTTCTATATTAACTTTGACAGGAACAGGAAGTGCAAAACCTTGTATGTTGTTTGATGGTACTAATGATTTCCTTGATTTGTCAACCACACTACCCATATCTACAGGCGATAAATTTAGCATTTATCAACTTGAAAAAAAGACATCAACTTTAACTATTGGTATATGGATAACAGGTGGGGCTACAGGCAGCGGAAGTCCATTTAGTCCTGTGCATTACATTGGTGGATTTTTGTATATGAATAGTAAATTTAACGCTGGGACAAGCGGATATAGGTTTGGTGGAACATTGGCAGCAAATTACAATTTGATTTCTGGATATAATAAAGATTCCGATATGACATCGGATGCCTATGTAAATAATTCATTATATACATTTACTACAACAACAAACGAAGCTCGTGTAACTGCATTTAACAGAATTGGGGCAAGGGTTACAGAATTTTCGGGAACAAGAACGCAAGAAATGATAATTTATTTATCCGACCAATCTGCCAACAATACAGCAATTAACACTAACATTAACACTTACTATGGCATTTATTAACGGCTATCAATACAACACTGAAGCAGAAGCAATAAACGCTCGTGAGTTGTGTGATGCTTACTACGGAATCCCCGTTGCACCTGATGACATAACGCAGAATTGGGTTGATTACAGATTTGCAGCGTTGAACACTCCGCAATTTTGGTACATTGTTTTTGATGAATCACTTTCCGCCATACTTGGAACACCAACAGAGTTTGAAGTTGTAACCCCACCATTCCCGATATGACAACACCGAAAGTAAAACCCAATGCCCTTCCCGTCTCGTTTGACCAATTCCGTAAAAATCCAGTTGCTGCCGTGGCTTTTTGTATGCTTTTGGCTGTTAGTTATTTGTATATGGACTTGCGTTCGGGCAATCAACAGCAGATTGACGAATGTCGCAAAGAGATGGCAGTATTACGAGCAGAGCAGAAACAAGCGTATAAGGCATTGAAGACGGCAGATTCTGCATTGTCTGCAGCCATCACAGAACTACGCATCATTAACTCAATGAAAAAACTATGAGATTGTTGATCATTTTTGCATTCGCTTTTATCGGTGGTTATTTGTTCACCGAATCTTGGGCAACTGAACCCAAGCCAGTTAGTGACATTGATGCTTTGTTGAAGAAGATTCAACAGAACACACAAGCGGTTGGTCAAGCCACTAAACAAGCACACGAGGTGAGTGAGAAATTGGTGGAAGCAAAAGTGGTTGAGAAAGAGCAATTGAAAGAAGCGGTGGTGAATGCTGAAAAAAAAGCCGAAGCCGTGGTTCAACAGATGCAAGTTGTTCAAGACCAAATGGAGGTGTATGCCGTGAAGATGGTAGGTGCTGGATTGGATACCACAACCACACCAATTGAGTTCAAAGGAGTGATCTATGATGCGTATTTGAACTATCTATCGGAAGGTGGAAAGGAAGAGTTTGATTATTTTAGAATGTACTTATGGCAACAAAAGTAAACATCACATCATTCCGTTCTAAACCCAAAAACAAATTGGGCAGACATACCAAGCACAAGAACAAACACAAGAGTTCAAAACCATATAAAGGACAAGGCAAATGATAGACAAAATCAAACAAGCAATGAAGGCGAAAGGATATGCCTTTTTTGAAAATGGGGATTACAACTTGAACATCATTGGCATTCGCAATTCGGATACTGGAAGCAAGGTGACAAATGTCTTTGATGACTTGTTAACCGTTAGTTACAAAATCGGGGATGTGTGGCATTTT